AGAACAACTTCTTGAGTTTATAAATAAAGATGGAACTTATTTACCTAAGTCAGTATTACATGCTGATTTGGATAGAGGTATGCTTGATTTTGTTAAGGACGATTTACAGGTTGTAACCGCAGGGAAAATTATTCCTATGTTGGATATTATTATTACAACTCAAAATTGGGCTCAATATACCGAAACTGCTTTATTTACAAATCTTGACTTCAATCCCGAACCTCCATTCATTACTGTGGTTAGACAACCTGAGGTTAAGTTTGGAACAAATCCTGCGTTACAATATACAATTCCAAACAGAAAACAATTTTATTATGCATCTGTCCCAACTTGGAATGGTAATGAACAAGGTATGGACATATATACAATTCCACAACCAGTTCCTGTAGATATTAACTACAGTGTTAAAATTATTTGTAATAGAATGAGGGAGTTGAATCAACTTAATAAGATTGTAATGCAAAAGTTTTCATCAAGACAGGCTTACACTTTTATTAAAGGACAATATGTTCCAATTATTTTACAAAACATTTCTGACGAATCTCAAACAACCTTAGACGCTAGAAAATATTTTGTTCAGAATTATGATTTCACTATGTTGGGGTATTTGATTGATGAAGAAGAATTTCAAGTTAAACCGGCAATCTCAAGAGTTGCTCAAATTATAGAGTTGGACAACACGGTATTAAAAAGAAGAAGACCAAAGTTTCCTGAAAATCCTGATGATTTTTTATCTAATTTTTTATTTATTGTTGGAAATGATACTTTAAGTGAAATAATAGATTTTCGTGCCAACATGACCTTACTTGGAACAGACAATGTCGAAAGTTTTGATGTCTATATAAATGATGACTATTACGGTAGTGATGTGTCTGAAATTCAAATTACAACAAATGATATCTTAAGGATTGAGGTGGTTAAGGACGATAACACTTTGGAATCAACAATCAAGTTTGAATCTCAGTTGGTTTAATCCTCACCATAGATATCTTTCTTTTCTTTACACTTCTCCATTATAAGATTTTCCAAAAACTTATAAATTTTTATCCCACGCTTTTCACAGTATTTTTTTAGTATCTCGTGGGATTCGGGGGATATTTTGATATTCTTTATTTCTTTAGTTGTTTTCATGGGCAGAAAAAAGGTAGAATAAATTCATACTCCTTACAAATAGATATTCAAAAGTCAAGTTTTTTCACATAGATATGAATATTTATCATTAAAATAAATTTGCTAACAATAATTTTGAACTATGTTTTTTCAAGCAACACAAGTAAATCAAAAGGTATACGTATCGCCTGGAGTATATACGTCTGAAACTGACTTATCATTTGTTGCTCAAAGTGTAGGTGTTACTACGTTAGGTTTAGTGGGAGAAACAATTAAAGGCCCCGCTTTTGAACCTATCTTTATCACAAACTACGATGAGTTTCAAGCATATTTTGGGGGGACTGAACCTACAAAATTTATAAACACACAAATCCCAAAATATGAAGCGGCTTATATCGCAAAATCATATTTACAACAATCTAACCAACTGTTTGTAACAAGAGTATTAGGTCTGTCTGGTTATGACGCTGGACCTTCTTGGAGTATTAAGGTGATTGCAAACGTTGACCCACTAACCGTTGGACTTAGTCCTGTGACTGGAGTAACATTTTCGGCAGACTTTACGGGGTCTTCAACAGGAAACACAATCGGGTTCGTTGGTGGAGCATTACCACCAGAAGTATTGGCAAATATTAATACTCAGTATAGATTGTCGGATGGTAGTACATCAACTTTGGATTTGGATTTTACAACTAATTTAAATAATATAATAGATAATCCTTCATTGTCGGCAAACACTTCGGTTGTTTATGGTGTTCTTCCTGAGAATGACTTTTATGTCTTGACAGCAACTTATCCAAATGTTATTAATGAGTACGGATGTGATACAGTAAACATTGCAACTAACGACTTGTCGGCAGACGCGAACGACCCTTGGTATTATGCTAACTTTGATATTACATCAGGAAATGCGTATTCAGGATATTCTTTCTTCTATAATGTTAATACATTAACTTCGGGAGCGTCATCAACATTTAGTGGTACTATTACAGGTAAAACATACACCTATTCAGGTACTGCTTATTCGGATTACAACAACATGGTTGTTGCAACTTTACGTTCAAGAGGTATCTCTTTATTTACTAATAGTGTTGACAGTGAAAATCACGGTACGATATATGAAGTAAGTGGATTAACTGATTTACAGTTAGTTTGTACTGAACAATATTCAGGAGTAACACAATCACCTTTTGAATCATTCTTAATTTCAGGTGTAACTAAAGACAATGACAATTTCTCTTTTGAAACTTCAATGTCGGCATCATCTTCGAAATATATTACTAAGGTATTAGGTGTTGATAACTTCGGCAAATCAAGAAATGAAGTTCCTGTTTATGTTGAAGAAATTTATCCAAGTACTTTGACATACGCTTACAATCAAGGATATATTCGTGGATTAAATTGTAATTTGATTGCTTTACCGGATGCAAGAACTGAAGATCCAACATCAATCGCTTATAACGTAACACAATACAAAGCACCAAGTACACCATTCTTAGTTTCTGAATTGAGAGGTAATAAAGTTTATAACTTATTCAAGTTCGTTTCAATTTCTGATGGTAACGCGGCTAATACAGAGGTAAAAGTTTCAATTGCGAATTTATCTTTCAATAACATGACATTTGACGTGTTGGTTAGAAATTTCTTTGACACTGATGCAAATCCTGTTGTTATTGAGAAATTTACGAATTGTAACATGGACCCATTGTCTAACAACTTTGTTGCTAAGAAAATAGGTTCTACTGATGGTGAATACGCTTTAATTTCACGATACATAATGATTGAAATGGCTGATGAAGCACCAGTGGATGCAATACCTTGTGGTTTCTACGGATATACTCAAAGAGAATATGACTCTGTAACAAACCCTTCACCAGTTCCAATTTTCAAAACAAAATATTATTTCCCTGGTGAAGTAATTTACAATCCTCCTTTCGGAGCACCAACTGACGTTGTTGAATCTTCGGGTGACATTGTAAGAAGAAGTTATTTAGGATTCTCAACCCAATTTGGTATTGATGATTCATTCTTACAATATAAAGGTACACAGAATCCAATAAACTGGATTCAGTCTCCATTACCTGTTGATGGTTCTGCTTGGAACTACTTGAGTAAAGGTTTCCATATGGACTCAGGTGCTACAGTTGTTACAATATCAAACTCATCCTTGACAAGTGGTCAAACTGCATTCGAGTGTGGTGTTGCAGACTTTACAAGAGACCCTGAATCACAAGAAAACCCATATTACTTCATTTACTCAAGAAAATATACTGTATGTTTTGCAGGTGGATTTGATGGATGGGATATCTATAGAGAGTTCAGAACAAACCAAGATAGATTCGTATTAGGAGCAACAGGATACTTGGCGGGAGCATCCCCTTCAACAAGATATCCAAATGCAACTGGAGACGGTCTATTCAAAAGAATTGTAGTTCAAAACAATACTCAAGATTTTGCAAACACTGACTACTACGCTTACTTACTTGGTATTTTGACATTTGCAAATCCTGAATCAACTAATATCAACGTATTTGCAACATCAAGTATCGATTATGTAAACAACTCTAACCTTGTAGAAGAGACTATCGACATGGTACAATTCTCAAGAGCAGATTCAGTTTATATTGCGACTACTCCTGACTATAACATGTATACTCCTGATGCAACTAATCCTTTAGATATCATTTACTCTCAAGAAGCAGTTGATAACTTGGATAACACAGGAATTGATTCAAATTACACTGCAACTTACTATCCTTGGATTCTTACAAGAGATACTGTTAATAATACACAAATTTACTTACCTGCAACAGGTGAAGTTTGTAGAAACTTAGCATTGACAGATAACATCGCATTCCCTTGGTTCGCATCAGCGGGTTACACAAGAGGTCTTGTAAACTCAA